GCTTCAGGCGCAATAGAATAATCTGGCGTAAGGCGCAAACCTTGAGCCAGTTTATTCTTGTTTGGCGGCGCTAAAGCGTTGGGCATACCTAGTAATTTCCTGCGTAAATATTAAAGCGTTGACGAGTAGCAACCAGCGAATACGGCAGGGACATCACGTCATCAGGGTTGTTGATGCGCTTTAGGTTGCGTTTGGACGTCATGGCAATACGTTGCACCTGCGGCATAGGCTCGACGCCAAACTCGTTGGCAATCTCCATTGCCAAGTTGTATTTAAATGCTCGCAAATAGCCCGGCGGAAACGACAACACGGTGTTTAGCGTGGCCGGTTTAGTTAACTGCTGCACCGACACAAAGTGCCATTCCAGAAGCCGTGTAGGTTTGGGGTAGATCGTCATGGTGATGTCTGGGAACGTGTTGTTCACAAACATAACCTGCGGGTAGGTGCTGGTGACTGTCTTGACCGCAATGCCGTCGTACTGCTGCTGGTTAATCAGCTTGACGCCGAAAGACACGTTAGTTTGCGGGTCGCGAAAGTACGTCGCATCGTCAATAAGAATAGGCCGATTACCAACAAAGTCGCCGGTAGGCCCGAGCGTGCGGGTGATGGTGTCGGTTGGCCAGTTAAATACTTGATCTTCCGTGCAAAACACGGCTAGGCGCTCAGTATTCCATGAATCAATCATTTGATTCATAGCGTTCAAAGCGTCTTGTGCTGCCTGCGGGGATGGCTCTTCACCTTCAGCCAGCTGGCCAATGAGCCGAAGCGACGCTTTGATCTGGTCGAAGGCGGTTGCCATTTACACTCCTTTAAGCTGCCGCCTCTACGTTGGTGCGGCTACGACGACGTTTAACTTCCAGTTCATTGGCTGGTGCCGCCGCTTCAGGAGCTGAAGGCGTGTCGGGATTATATCGCTCCCAGCCGTTTTGTTCATCATTTTCGGCTTCAAGTTCCATAATTGCAACCTTGGCGCCGTGAATTGGATGTCGTAAGTGGATAATCATAGTTATAGAGGTAAAAATCGGGGGCCGAAGCCCCCGAAGTCAAATTAACCCCACATACGGCAGGCCATTTGTGGACGAATTGTGCTGTAACCGTACAAAACGTCAATACGGCAAGGCAGGCGGTCATTGTTAATGTCGTATTGACGGACAATACGCATCGAGATGCCGTTGTGGACTTGGCGGGAAGCCATGTCAACGCCTTGTGGCATCAGCAAGTCGGCGGTCGCAAAAGTGATCGCGTCTTTGTGATAAACCAAGTTTTGAGCATATTGAGTTGCTGCTGAACCCAACATAGTCACTACAGCGCCAGAAGCTGGCAGCGCGTCAACAGTCGCCAGAGCCTGACCTGCGGAGTACAGTGCTGGGTAAATTGACAGCGTTGCAGTTGAAGAGCCTGATGCAGCGGCAGTTACGACAAACTGCTGGAGCGAACCGGTGGACTCGCGAGTTTGTGGGTTAACAGCGTACACACCTGCGATGGTGAACACGTCGCCAACATTCCAAGTCTTTGAGGAACCGGTAAAGCTGATTGGCAGAGTCGACTGACCTTCGGTAGTAACAGTCGAAGTTACAGTGATCGAAGTGCCCCAATCGCCGTTAGTGTGCTGCTTGATCGACTGAGACATGTTGACTTCATCGTAACCCAGAACACCGGTGCCCATCATGCCGTTCTTGAACTGACGGCTGATAGTGTCGGTCGGGTTAAACAAGCCTTTCAGACCTTCAACCAAACCAGCGTTAGCAGCTGGGTTAACAGTTGCGTAACGTGGCGACATCACAGCTGCGTTTTCGTTCAGCTTCTGCTGGGCTTGCAGCAGAACGAGCGAAGTCGAAGGCGTGGTGCCAGGAGTGCCGACCGAGTTACCGATGGCCTTGTATGCGTTAGCAACGTCAGCGTCGATGCTGGAAGCCAGCTGAGAAATACGAGGCTTCAGAACACGCTCGGCGAAGTCATCCAACTGCATAGTGAGTTCAGCGGAAGTAAACTGCACGCCAATGTGCTTTTGGGAAGCAACAGTCAGTGTAGTGTACTGTTCGTTGTCGTCTTGTGCAGTTAGAGCAGCGCCGTCAGTCACCAGAGCGCGATCCGGCAGGCGGATACGCAGTGTGGAACCAATTTTGGCGCCTTCAACGGCGAAAGAATCGTCATATTGACGGTTAACGTTACGGGTGAGTACCAGGTTGTTCTCGAGAATTTCGAGAGCCTTCCGGGTAATCATGTCGATGGTAAGAATCGAGTTTGCCATGATTTATTTCCTAAAAAAAGTTAGCGGTTACGTTGAGCTTCCCACTTTTTGATTTGGCGCTGGCGTTCTGCCTCAATCCACTCTGACGTACTCATGTTCTTGATAGAACGAGGGTCAGTTGTGTCATAAGACGGTGAGCCAGAGCCACGGCCACTAATAGGCGCTATCGGTGGTGGGGCGCTAGTTGTCTTTCTTAAGACCGGCTCTGAAGCAATTTTAGCTTCTAGTTTGCCAATCTCTTTAGCCTGCAAAATAGGCGACAGACGCGAAATCCGACTGGCTTCATTTGGGTGCGACCCCAAGTAATACGCCAGATCCGGGCCAATTTCAGACGCCTGAATAGTTTCCGCCATCGCAGTCGTGATCGGCAGTGCAGGGTTGTATGCGACTTGCTCGAAGTCTTCATACTTAGTCCGCGCGTCCTCTTCACGATCTTGATACGCTTCAAGCATACTCATGCGTTCACGATCAGCTTCACGCTTGGCCAACAGCTCTTCCGCTTTCCGTATTGCCAATGCATCAGCATACGCGTCAACGGAGTCAAACTGCTCGACCGGCGGGAGTTCGGCAGGAGCGGCAGGCGCTTCTTGCGCTCGACGTGCCTGTTCTCTTTCCCACTTACGCTGTTCTCTTGCAAGCCTTTTGCCAATGGCAGCGTCTAGTTCTTCTTGTGTGAAGACTTTAGCTGGCTTTGACTCTTCATTCTCCGGCGCATGTGTTTCTTCAGCTACAGGCTCTGCCGTCGGTGCCTGTTCTGGCGCGGGTGCTTCCGCTAACTCGTTTTGTACTTCATCAGACATTGTCGATTCCTAAAGAATCCCAGGTGTGCCGCACCTGTGCGGTATTTCGACTTACTCGTAAATAACTGTTGCGGTTACTGTACCACCGATAACGACATAAATGCCATTTTTAGCATACGCGCCATCAAGCGGCAACAGATAGGACGTTGCCCCTGTGGGGGTGAACGTGCCCAAAATAATGTTGGTGGTAGTTGCTGCGGCTGAATCGTAGACGGTGATCGTCGGCGTGCTAGACGCAGCACTGACAAAAATACCCTTGAGCTTGCCAGCAGCAGGTTTAATGTTGGCCGTAGCCGTGATGTAGGTGTAATTTGCCATGATCTACCTTACGCAAGAAATTTTAGTTTGTACAGCGTTGACATATACAGCGCTTCAATCTCATCAATAATGTTGTGGATTGCGGTGCAGTCCTTATCGACAACCTTATGACGCGCAGAATGTATTTCAGCCAATTGGTCTTCTAAAAACTCAATGATGTTGCCCTGCTTTTTGGCAGACTGCAATGCAATCGGGCCAATCAGGCCGTACTTGCCTTGGTAGGCTTCAGCAAACTTGTCCGCTAGGTCAATAACTTCATCATAGAAAGTATTTAACGCTGCGTGTTTGGCGTAACTGCGGGTATTCAGATGCACTGAATGAGCCACATCACGGCCTAAAAACAGGGTGCCTACAAAATCAGCTGCGTTCATAGCTGGGGTTCCTCGGGCGGTATATTCATCATTTCTGGCGGCATTTGGGCCGATTCAGGTGGAATCATACCCATTTCAGGTGGCATTTGCTGCATTTCTTGCGGCATTCCACCCATTTCAGGTGGCATTTCACCCATTTCACCCATCAATTCTTGGCCTTGTTGCTCCATTACCAAGTCGCCCGTAGTCATGACGTCGCGCAGTGTTTGCATGACGACTTCTTGCACTTGCTCTGGATTCATGGCGCCAGATACGGCAGTTAAGCGCTGTGTCTCGGCCTGATACGCCTTAATTTCGGCTTCGAACGCCTTGCGCTCCAAGTCCTGAACTTCGACCGATTTACCAACATTTTGCAGCATCTGCTGGAGCTGATCCAGCTCTTGGCCCATTGCTTCCATCTGCATCTTGGCCTGCTGCATCTCGGGCGAATCGTCGGTATCGGCCATAATTTTCGGGTCGATAATTTTGGCAAACCGATCCGCCATCTCCTGCGCGCCTGGCCAGTCCATGTTCTTAATGAACAGGTCGCCAGCGACTTGCCAGAGCTGCGGGTTGGATTGCAAGATCATACCCATCGCGTCCAGTGCCTCTTGACGCTTGGTCATGTAGGACGGGCCGGTGGTGACCACCACGTCGTACTTACCGACGCCGGGGTTGTAGATTTTGTCAATGACGATATTGTTCTCGTCTCGGATTTCTTTAACTGGCTCTTGCTGGGCCGGATCGAGCTTGACCATGTCGGTGTCGCCGTCCAAACCAATGATGCGAGCCACACGCTGGGTGTCGTAAATCTTCGGAATCAGACCAACGAGCTGACGAGTGACATGCCGGACAGCCCGCGCCAGATTATCGACGTAATGATAAGTGCCAGTGTCAGACTGACGCTCGCGCGCCAGAATTGCCTTGCCCGAACGCTCATTAGAGGTGGCTCCCAGACTGGTGTCGTACTGCCCCGTGGTCGACTTGATGTCGTCTGCCGACCCCATTTTGGCCTGAATCAGGCCCGTTTGCGGCAGTGGTGGTGGCGCGCGTTGCGGCAATGGAAGCACTGCACCATTTCCGTCGGTTACGTCGGGATTAACCTCCAAATACGGCCAATTTTGCGTGTTTGCGGTCTTCCATTGGGTTTCGTACCCTTCAAACTGCCCGCCGTAGCCAATAAATGGCGCTTTTGGTGCCAAAGCCAGCATTTCTGCCTCTTGTGACACCCAATAGTTGTACATCCGCTGCGCATCTTTGGCGTTTCTGACCAATCCAGACACGTACAGCTTGCCTTCTACCTCAAATTCGTTGCCAATGACGCGAACGACCGGGATCCAGTCGCCTGCCCAGTCGCTTTTTTCCAAAAACTCGTAGCCATTCGTCTTGCACCACTTGACCCGCTTGGCGTCCACCCGGCGGCTGCGCACAGGTTTGACGCCCATTTGCTTTAATTGCTTGGCTTCGGGCGAACCCTCGAACGCCGTGATGTTGCCTGGGTACAGGTGCAGCGTCGCTTTGTCGTATTCAATGTAGTAATACTCGGCGATACGCACCGTGTCTTCGTTAATCCAGACGTTGATTGACTGGTCGCCAATACCCAGCGTTTGCAAACTGGAAATAGGCGACGCATCAGGGAACAGACGCTCATATTCGTCGCGCTGCAGGTCTTCGGTAACAAAACACCACTTCGCATCCGCGCCGCAGGGGTCTTGAATCGTCGGATCCATGTAGACCGAGAACGAGTTTCTGACCCGCATGATCTTGATGTCTTGATCGAACGTGTTGTCGTCGCAGTACTCGGTAATAATCCGAATGTAGCCCTCACCGTAACTTACCTGGTTCTCGCAGGCGGTGTCGTAGGCGACGTCGGCATCTGAGATGTACTCGATGTGCCTGACCATGCCGTTGTAGATTTCGGCCACTTCCGGGTCGGCTCGGTCGTCAGCGGGTATAACTTTGCCGCTCGGACGGTTTTGTCTTTGGTCGTTCGTAACTTGTCGGACATGCTGTGGCAGCTTGTTGATGGTCAGTGTCGGACGAGCGTTGATCGTCTGCCCCTGCACCGCGCCACGCGTTGCCAGAACGTCGGCTGGCCACTGCCAGTGGTTGTCCGGCGAGCCTGCATAGAAGCGCAGGTCGTCTAGTTCGTCTTCTCGGCTCTCAGACAGCGCAGAAATCGCCATTTGCAGGCGTTTTCGCATGGTTGACAACACATCCTGTGTGTCTTTTTTAATGTCGTCCGGCGGCGGATTTCCACCGATATCGGCGACTTTTGCTGCCTTATTTATGCCGGTATAGTCCATTTACTTCATCTTTTTCGCTGGTTTGGCGGCTGCGCGCTTGGTCGCATACGCAATGGCCACGGCCTGTTTTACAGGTTTGCCAGATTGTACTTCAGCCTTGACGTTTTTACGAAAGGCTTCCTTGCTTGATGACTTAACTAACGGCATATTACGCTCCCATCCATCCAGTTGCAGCGACTGCTCGCTGCTGATACCCATCGCTGCGC